ACAAGCAACAGCTTTCCGTAAGGGTGTACAAATGATTACGAACTGGAAGGATGGCGACGAAGACTTTGGTTCAGTTAAGAACTGGACTAATAAAGATGTACTTGTTATAGACAGCTTGACTTTGATGGGCGAGGCAGCATTACGTGGTGCCCTGGTTTTTAATAATAAGAAACCAACCGACCAACCTAGTCAACCAGAGTGGGGCACAGCCGCAAGGGATGTGCAACATATCATACAATATATAACAGGTTCTGAAGTACCGTGTAACGTAGTAGTAACTACGCATATGCAGTACATGGAAGGAGACTTAGGTGTATCCAAAGCATACCCAACAAGTGTAGGATCTAAACTATCCACCAAAATAGGAAGATACTTTAACTGTGTATGTAGGATCGACACACGGTCTTCAAGTAAGGGCACGGAGCGAACCCTTAGAACAGTATCAGATCACAAGATGGATTTGAAAGTGACAGCACCTAGTCGTGTTGAAGCTAACACCGAATGTGATTTAGCTAAGCTATTTGATTCTATTCAAAAGAATGCTCAAAGCAAATTGAACAAAGACACAGGAGGTAAATGATGTCAGATGTTTTAGACTTTTTAAACATGACCCCAGGTGAGATACCTGAATCAGTAACACTACCAGAAGGTAGCTACGATTTCACTATCACTTCTTATCGTTCGGATAAGGTGGGGGAAAATCAAACACCATTGGTACGCATGAATTGTAAAGCCGTTGGTGTGATCCAATCTGATTTAGCAGATTCGGATTTGGTAAATGCCGAGCCAACTCGTATTGAGTTCTGGGCTACACCAAAAGCAATGCAACAAAGCAATCCAGCTTTGTCATTGAAAGCCTTTCTATTAAAGGGATTGGAAATGGATGACAGTTCGTCGTTCAGTGAGTTGCTTGAACAAGCAATCGGCCAGACCTTTAGTGGTATTGTCAAGCATGAAATGGTTGGCAGAAACAAGGACATACTTCAAGCATCCATCAAAAGGATAATTAAGAAGTAGTCCTATGGGTGAGTATGCAGTATATAAACGAGTATCATCACGCAAGCCTCAATCAGCCGAGGCTTGTAAGATTGCGTTCGTATTCGAGTACCCTACCAACAGTGAAACAATCGCTAATACCATCCTGCGTGGGGGCACGGGAAAAGTATTTGCCGAACTCTGTGACATTGCAGGTATCAACCTCGACAACTGTTTACTCACCCACACTATACAATTAAAACCCCACCAGAACACAGCACAATACTTCTTTCATAAGAGAAGTGAATACAAAAGATTATGCAAGACAACCGAGTGGCGTTCACCTTACGCCCCAACAAGTGAAGGATATCTTAAGCAAGAATATGAGCAAGACATTCAAAGGTTACACAAAGAAATAGAAGAAGCCAATCCAAATATCATTATCGCAATGGGTTCAGTATCTTTGTGGGCAGTAACAGGACTAGCTAAGATTGGTAAGAACAGGGGAGCCACGTTGATAACTGAGCTTCTATCTACACCTTATAAAGTACTACCAACATACAGTCCTGTTTCTGTCGTTAAAAATTTTAAGTGGAGACCTCATGTTGTAGCTGACTTACAGAAAGCTAAGCAAGAATCTCTAACTAAAAAACTAGAACACACAGTCAGAGAGATATGGATAGAACCTACCATCGAAGACTTAGATGTATTCTATAATAAATATATTAGTGAAGCAAATCATAACAACCCTCTCGCATTCGATATTGAAACAGCAGAAGGCTCTATCGTATGCATAGGCTTTGCACCTACACCTAACACTACAATCGTAGTACCTTTTCGTGATAAGAATACCGACACTCAAAACTATTGGAATGCAGCTGATGAGATCACTGCCTGGAAATGGGTGAAAGATATTCTTGAGAATGATAAGATAGTTAAGGTTGCACAGAATCAATTATACGACGTGTCATGGTTAGCACACAAGCAAAAGATACATGCCAAAGGTATCATACATGATACCATGCACGCACAACATTCACTGCAACCAGAACAAGAAAAAGGTTTAGGTTTCTTAGGCTCTATATACACCAATGAGAGTGCTTGGAAAACATTAGCCAAGTTTTCAAAGAGTACCAAAGCAGATGAGTAAACATGAAACGATCAGAGTTATTCTCGGTAAAACCAATGCCAGAGGATTCAGTAGATATAGCAAACCATTACAACTTATGGCGAGCCGTATTAGATCAAGCTGTTCAAGACTATGCATACAAGGGCAAGTCAGAGGATGGTTTGAAATACAAAGAAGAAGTTGAGAAGTGGTTAAAGTATAAGTACGACGAGTTTAAATTCGTATGTGACTTAGCAGCAGTAGACCACCAACGAGCAAGAAAAGAGTTTGATAAATATAAGGAGGGAGAATATGACAACAACAGGGAGAAGTTCCGAGTTACTAAAAAAAGCAAGTGAACTTGTTAGTGGAGACAGGCAAGTAGATTACGGAGACAAATTACTTAACCATGTTAACATAGCAAATCTATGGTCAGCATACACTAACTTTAAAATAAACCCACATGACGTAGCAGTTATGATGTGTCTATTAAAGATAGCAAGACTGAAGCAAGGGTCGCGTACAGAAGATACATACCTGGATGCTTCAGCTTACATGGCAATCGCTCGTGAAATAGGAGAACGAGTGGAAGACTTACATAAGAAACAATTGGAGAGAGATAATGGCGAGGATAATAAAGAACACAGAGATTAAGAATTTAAAACTTAATGACGAACAAACTCTATGGGTTTATTGTGGATTAGATTGTACACTTACTACAGAAATTTGGAATAAACTTTCCCCACAACTAGACAACTTTACTAAATCGACATACGAATTTGAGAGAGCAAGCTTAGGTCCTGCAATCTCTATGGTACTACGTGGCTTACGCGTAGACGAAAGGGCAGTCACAATTATTCGTGCCCCCTTACAAAAGAAAAGATTACAATTAGCTAGGATGTTAAGTCTCTTTGCTAATGCTGTATGGGATAAAGACCTTAACCATAACAGCCCAACCCAACTCAAGTCCATGCTCTATGAGTACTTGAATCTTCCAGTACAAATTAAATACGACAAAGGTAAACAGAAAGTTTCTACTGATCGTGAAGCTTTAGAACATATGATAGAAGAGTATCCTCGTGCTCGTCCTTTCTGTAAAACTATTATTGCATTGCGTGATATAGATAAACAGTTATCAGTCTTAGCTTCTAAACGTGATGAAGACGGTCGTATCCGTTGCTCTTATAATGTAGCGGGTACTGAGACTGGCAGGTGGTCATCATCAGAAAGTCCTTGGAGAACAGGAACAAACTTACAGAATATTACAAAGGACTTGCGGGCTATGTTCATACCAGACAGGGGACGTACCATGTTCTATGCTGACTTACAAGCAGCTGAATCCAGGGCAACGGCATACCTCTCAGGTGATGCAGGTTATATCAACGCTGTTGAATCATCAGACCTACACACGGAGGTAGCTAAGATGGTGTGGCCTAACATGGGTTGGACAGAAGACAATGCACAGAACAGAACACTAGCAGAGCGACCTTACTATGGTAACTTCTCTTATCGTGATGTATGTAAGAGGGCTGGACATGGTACTAACTATGGTGCGTCAGCTAACACAGTAGCAAGACATACAAAGATTAAGGTAGCACATGCTACAAGATTCCAACTCTTATACTTTGGTGGTATCATACCACTAGCCTCATTAGAACGTTGGCATAAACAGGATAAGAAAGGGGGCTTCGACGAACTAATGGAACTAGGAGAGAAGATCGGATCGGGCACGCAAGTACTTGTGCGTGTAGCTGGTGCCTTTCCTGGTATAAGAACATGGCACACAGAAGTTATTAAAGAACTACAATCAACAGGTAACTTAGTTACACCGTTCGGTAGACGCAGACAATTCTGGGGTAGGTTAGATGATGAACACTATGCAAGAAAAGCTATAGCCTATCTTCCACAATCTACTATCGGTGACTTACTTAACAAAGGATTATATAGAGTATGGTCTGAGTTGTTTCAAGAAGGTGTAGAAATATTAGGACAGGTGCATGATGCAGTCTTAGGTCAATGTCCTAATGATAAGGTAGACTATTTAATTCCTAAGGTAATTGATTGTTTAGAAAATCCTATTGAAGTTAAAGGTAGAAGTATGGTGATACCTTCAGACGCAGAGGTAGGGGACTCTTGGAAAAACTTAAAGAAATGGGTAGCCAATGCGTAAGAATCCAGATTTTATTAAAGCATGTGTAAAGGCTACAACAGGTAGTCCAATACCAGATAGGTTCTCTACATGGACAGCAATTTCTGCTGTAGCTGGAGCACTAGGTCGTAAGTGTTGGTTGTCTATGACTAACTATGATATCAGACCTAACATGTTTGTTGTATTAGTTGCACCACCAGGTAGAAACAAATCTGTCTCGCTCATCTTGCCGTTCTCTAAAGTCTTTGCTAAACTTACTACACCTGTAGGTACAGAAGAAGATCATGATGAATTTAATAGTGGGTTAACAAGATATGGTTTAAAGAATTATCCATTACATATTATACAAGATAGAATAACACCAGAAAAATTAGCAGTAGAAATGTCTAAGGTTACACGACTAGACTTACGTTGTGCTACACCTAAAGAAGATATGTTCTACGACTCATCACTTACATTATGTACATCAGAGTTTGGTACGTTCATGAATAGGAACCACCAATACTTACAGATGTTTATGACTGACATGTGGGATAGTAAAGATTCTTACAGTCACCAAATTAAAACAGGCTCATCACAATTTATTAAAGGACCTTGTCTTAACTGGATAGCATGTGCTACACCTCAACAGTTTGTGGATAACTTACCAGAGGATGCAGCTTCACAAGGGTTGTTATCTAGGATACTTCCTATCTACCATGAAGGACATAGGATAGCACAAAGCTTACATCAGAAAAGAATTGATGATAGTGTAGCGGAAGACTTAACACATGACCTTAGTATGATAGCTAAAATGCATGGGCAATTTGCCTTTGATGCAGAGGTACATGAGGAAGTCGAGAAAGATTTTCAAGAATATATAAAACCAGAACCCACTGATCCTAACATGATCGAGTACAATCAACGTAGAGTATCCCACTTTATTAAGGTAGCTATGTCTATATCTGCCTCACGTAGAGGGACAAGGGTAATTACAGGCAGTGATTGGGCTCTTACTAAAGAGATTATGTTCGATGTAGAGAAGAATATGCCTAAGGCATTGGAAGGTTTTGGTATGAGTAAGACTGGTAAAATTGCTCATGATATGAAAGGTTGGTTGGAGACTACTGTGTTTAACAATAACCGCTCTCACGTGCGTCTGAAGCTGTTTAAACGGCAACTTTTGAACAAGACTATGGCGCCCGGGGAGATTACACAGTACATCCAAGCTATGGAAGACTCTGGTTATATCCGTGTCGAATCTGAATTGGTATTCCTATGCAGAAAAGACGCAATATAATCCGAGGTCTACGTTGGGCGAAGGCTCTCGAGGATAAACCTAGATTCATCTCCTCTCCAAGAATCAAGGGTATCCAGAGAGCTGGGCTCATCTATGAGAATAGAATAGCCAACTACATCAAGGCTTTATATGGAGAGGAAGTACTACATGGGCAATGGTATGAGTATGAGGACAGGCGTGGGCTAGGCTGGTGCCAGCCCGACATCATCGTCCTGCCTAATGCTGATCGTAAGTTTATCCTGGTTATAGAGTGTAAACTAAAGGCAACAAGGAAAGCATGGGTTCAGCTTAACTATTTGTATCGTCCTGTTCTTGAGAAGATTTATCCACAGGTAGAAATCAGAATGGTGCAGGTGGTAAAGAACCTGGATAAAAATTTAAAGTTAGATTTAGTTGAGACACTAGATGATGTCTTTTGTCAAGAGCAAAAATTTGAATACTCGACATTATTTTTACGGAACTTAACATGATAGATATAGACAACGGCTTCATAGTGTGGTATACTAGGAGCTTTCACACAACACAAATAAGGAAGACACAATGACTGACAAACCAACGATTGATCTCGCACGAGACGACCTTCTTACTGTATTCGGTAAAGAAGTTTTAAAAGATAGATACATGTTACCCAAAGAAAAATCTCCCCAGGAAGCTCTAGCTAGAACAGCCGCAGCTTTTGCAGATTCAGATGCTCATGCTAAAAGACTCTATGATTATTCATCTAAGCTATGGTTCATGTTTGCTACACCCGTGCTATCAAATGGTGGTACAGATAGAGGACTACCTATCTCATGCTTCTTAAATTATGTACCCGATTCTCGTGAAGGTTTATCAGAACACTATGCAGAAAATATTTGGTTGTCAAGTTCAGGAGGTGGTATCGGTGGATACTGGGGTGACATAAGGTCGCAGGATCAATCTACTAGTAAAGGTAATAAGACAACAGGAGTTATACCTTTCATGCATGTAGTTGATAGTCAGATGGTTGCGTTTAACCAGGGGGCAACAAGACGTGGGAGCTATGCCAGCTACATGGACATATCTCACCCAGAGATAATAGAGTTCATTGAAATGCGTAAGCCTAGTGGTGGTGATGTGAATAGAAAGAATCTTAATCTACATCATGGGATAAACGTGCCCGATAAATTTATGAAAGCTTTAGAGAAAGATGAGATGTGGAAACTAATTGATCCACATAATAAAAAAGTTATAAGAGAAATTAAAGCTAGACAACTATGGATTAAAATATTAGAGACAAGAGTTTCAACAGGTGAACCATACATTATGTTTAGTGATACAGTTAATAAAGGATTACCAAAAGAATTAAAAGATAAAGGTTTAAAGGTACATCACTCCAACTTATGTAGTGAGATTACCCTGCCAACTAACGATGAGCGTACTGCAGTATGCTGTTTATCATCTGTTAACCTGGAATACTATGATGAGTGGAAAGATGACCCACATTTTATTGATGACATCATGCGTATGTTAGATAATGTACTTACTTATTTTATTAAGAATGCCCCCTCTCATTTATGGAGAGCAGTAGCTTCAGCTAAAGCAGAACGATCTGTTGGCTTAGGTGCTATGGGTTTTCATTCATACCTACAAAGAAAAGGTATAGCTTTCAATAGCCCTATGTCTTTTGGTATTAATAAAAATATATTTAAACACTTACATGATAAAGCATTAGAATCTAATCTATCATTAGGTAAGACAAGAGGTGAGCCAAGTGACATGAAAGGAAGTGGTAAGAGATTCGCACACATGTTAGCTATTGCACCAAATGCAAGTAGCTCTATTATATGTGGTGGTGTATCTCCTAGCATAGAACCTTTAAGAGCCAACGCCTTTACACAAAAAACTATGAGTGGTTCTTTCTTAGTTAAGAATAAATACTTAGAAGAATTACTTGAATCAAAAGGAAAGAATACTAAAGATGTTTGGAAGACTATTATTTCTGATAGAGGATCTGTCGTTTCGCTCGACTTCCTCTCGGCGCAAGAGAAAAATTTATTTAAAACCGCCATCGAAATTGACCAATCGTGGATTGTGGACTTGGCTGGTGAACGTCAAAAATATATTTGCCAAGCGCAATCATTAAACTTATTCTTCCCACCAGATGTAAATGTTAGAAGATTAAATAACATACATAAACGTGCGTGGGAGAAAGGACTAAAGACTCTATACTACTGTCGCAGTGAGGCGATTAAGAGGGCAGAAAATATCTCTGTTAAAGTAGAGCGTAAAGTCAGAGAGGATAGCATAGAAGATGAAGAGTCATGTGCAATGTGTCAAGCATAATGCTTAGACATTTAGATTTATTTAGTGGGCTCGGTGGATTTAGTTTAGGACTTGAGGCAACGGGAGGATTTGAAACAGTAGCGTTCTGTGATATAGAAAAATTCTCACGTAAAGTTTTAAAGAAACACTGGCCTAATGTAAAACAATATAAAGATATAAAGGAGTTAACGTATGAGCAAATCAAAGAAGACACGCTTGCCCCCATTGACATTGTCACGGGAGGATATCCTTGCCAACCATTCTCCATCGCAGGTAGCCAACGCGGTGAAAAAGATACGAGACACCTCTGGCCAGACATGTTTAGGATTGTCAAAGAATGTAAACCGACTTGGGTCATTGGAGAAAACGTTAGTGGACATATTAAACTCGGTCTCGACACCGTACTACAGGACTTGGAGAGTGAAGGTTACTCCGTTAGGGCGTTTAGTATTTCAGCTTCGAGCATCGGCGCCAACCATCAAAGAGAACGAGTCTGGATCATTGCCCATTCAAATATGGAGAACACCAGACAACATGGCAGGAGGATCGAATCTACCTGGGATACAGAAAGCATTGGACCAAGGACATTTGAAGAGACCGAGCGGTCATCCAATTCAAATAAGGTTAATGGATCAAGTGAGGGAGCCTCGCTTGTGGGAGAAAGTTCCGACACCAACAGCCAGGGATTACAAGGATGCAGGTCCGAACAGCAACTACGAAAAGATGAGACAGAAAGGCCGACTAGCTGGGACAGCTGGTGGCAGCTTGAACCCGACGTGGGTCGAGTGGCTAATGGGATACCCCACAGGGTGGACAGACTTAAAGGACTAGGTAATAGTTTAGTGCCCGCTATACCTTTTATAATAGGGCAATCAATTTTAAGAGAGGAGTATATATGATAATAGGATTAGAAATTGTAGTCATGGCTTATGTAATAACAGTTACAGGCGGACTACTATTACAAGCAGCGGGGGTACAATGAGTGTATTTAATTCGCGAGACTATTACAAACCGTTTAAGTATGAGTGGGCATTTGAAGCCTATGATATGCAACAGAAGATGCACTGGTTACCAAGTGAAGTACCACTTCATGAAGATGTAAATGATTGGAACCATCGTATGAATGATGGGGAAAAGAACTTAGTTAAACAGATACTAACATTCTTTACACAAGGAGACGTAGACATAGCACAAGCATACATGGATGTATACATGCCTATGTTTAAACAACCAGAAATAAGAATGATGCTATCAGCTATAGCTACAAGTGAAGCTAACCATGCTCATAGTTATTCATTACTTAATGACACAGTAGGTATGGATGACAGAGACTACCGTGCGTTCCAAGAGATCACAGCTATGAATGATAAACATGAGTACCTGTGGAGAAACAAAGGGGGCACAGAAGAAGAGAAGATTGTTAGAGACATGGCAGTGTTCTCAGCATTCGGTGAAGGGCTTCAGTTGTTTGCTAGCTTTGTTATGCTGTTAAACTTTCAAAGGTTTGGTAAGATGAAAGGCATGGGACAAATTGTCGCATGGTCTATTCGTGATGAGTCACACCACGTAGAGAATATGATTAAGCTATTACACTGTGTACTAGATGAGATGCCTCACGTGTGGCATGATGACTTTAAAGCTACACTATATCAGATTTGTAGAGAGATGGTGGAGTTAGAGGATAAGTTTATTGATCTGGCTTTTGACATGGGCCCAGTAGAAGGACTCACACCAGATGAAGTTAAGCAATACATAAGACATATTGCGGACAGAAGGCTCTTACAGCTAGGCTTAAAGCCTAACTATGGGGTCAAAGAGAACCCATTAGAGTGGGTTGATTGGATAGTAGGGGGTGTAGAACACACCAACTTCTTTGAGAATCGTAGCACTGAGTACGCAAAAGGCGCACTTACTGGTACTTGGGACGATGCATTTTAATTAAAAAAAGTATTGACACGAGAACCAAACTGTGGTAATATTATAATTGAAACTAATTGGTTTAGTATTTGATCAACTGTTATCGAAATCATTCTATATTTGTTAGTTTTAAGGGGGCAGATAAGGCTGAGTAATTCTGAAGGGGGTTGTTCAGCCTTTCGCTTTTAAGGAGAGAGTATGAAAGAGATTAATAAATTTACAGAGAAAGAATTGAAAGAGTACTTAGATAAGTACCGAGCGATTCAACGTGATGCAACTAGGCGGTCTAGGTCACGAGGCGAAACAGATGTGAAGGGAGCAATCCGAGAAGCAAAAGATGCGGCATCTATGATTACTAATATAAACTATAAGATCAACCATGACACATGGTTGTATAATGATTTACCAGACGGAACCTTTATAGGTTCAAGACGAGTTGTTGCATCAGGTGACAAGTCTCGTATT